GGGATATACTAGTAACAAAAGGAGATTTAGTCTACTGCCCATTCCCGGGAACAATCACCTGGAACGCACCATATTCAAAAGGACAGAAAATAGATACAACAACCATAGGACGCTTTCAAATCACCGGACTCGGACAATATGTGGGCATTATTATGACATTTGGGTATGTAACAAAATTTCCTAATGAAAAAAGATTTAATGGAAAAACCGTAATACAAGCATCCACTGTTATAGGAAGAATGGGATCAGTATCGGAATCTTATCAATCAACTAAGATGTTAGACCATTTACATATATACGTGACTAAAGATGGGGACATAGGGGACCCTAGTGTTCTAGACTGGCATGATGCAGTCCCCCCACCTGATCCCAGAGAGTATATAGATTAATACAGATACGAAACTAAAAATAGCAGGACTTTAAATATGTATATACCCAAATCAAAATATAGTGAACCTAAACATTCAAGAGGAGACTTTCTTTTTAAAAAAGACGGTACCCCGTATGTGGGGTGGTATATAAAGACTTATAATGATAGGTACCTGACAGGGAAGACACCCTCTAACACTACAAAGGAACTTACCATTGTTAGTGAAGAACCTTACACTAGAGAATTTACTTTTACACTAGATATAATTGCTCCAAAAGAAGGAGATTATGTACGTGGATACTTTACAAGGTATGTACTGCAAGATAGGAGAAATTTAAAGATAATAGAAGTACAACAAGACAAGTACTATTACCTTATAAAAGAAACTCATATTAAAGGCATAGAATTAAACTGGGTTATTAAAGGACCAGCCAAGGACTTGGTTAAACCCCCGTATATTTACCAAGGAGCTGAAACAAAAAATAAACAAACCATAGAAATACAAAATAATCTTATAAAAGGATTAAAAGAGTATATAAAAGACTATGGGAAGTTTGTAGAATAGAAAATTTATCTTATATTGTATAAAAGGTTATATTAAAAATGTTTTATATAGTAGAAGAAGAAGATAAGTTACTTAACTTAGAGATGTTGACCAAAGAAGGAGTTTACGTAGATGTAATCTCCACCAATGATCTATACCATCCAAAACTTACTACGACTGTAGCGGTCTACATAAGACCTCTTTTAAGTCAGCACGGCTTTATAGTACCTATTAATCATGATGAAGGTATAAACATTGCAAAAGACCGTCTCTATAAACTGCTTTCGTCTTCAAGTAAACTGTATACATTAGATAAGAAAACCCTACTCTACCACTTTAATCTACAGGAAGCTATAGATTTATCGCTAGTTTACTCCATGGTAAAGTTCGATAGGTTAGAGTATTCAAAAGAAAACGAGACTTTAAACTTCTTTTATAATAAATTTAGAGGTTTTTCAAACATTAACCAGTTGATCCCTATATCTAAATTATATGAATCATGTGAAAAAATATATAATCAAGTTAAACACGTAATTGAGTTAAATATCCCACCAGGCTTTGACTTTTATAACAAAACCGCAGTAAATGTATTCTATTTATTAGAACAGCCCGGAATAGGAATACACTACGATGCATTTAATCAACTGTTTACACCACGAGACCCTAAATATAACGTGGAAAATAACATAGTTTTAACCCAATACAATTTGTATAATGTCACATCTAGACCTACTAATGCTTTTAACTCTGTTAATTTCGCTGCTATTCCTAAGAGTGCAGAGCACAGGAACTGTTTCTTCCCGCAAGGGGATTATTTTGTTGAACTCGATTTTGATGGGTATCACCTTCGTTTATTGTGTGATCAGATTCATTACCTATTAAAAGGAGATTCTGCCCACAGAGAATTAGCAAAAACCTACTTTGGGACTGAAGATATATCAGAAGAGCAGTATATACAGGCAAAACAAATCAACTTCCAAGCAATTTACGGTAAAATACCGGAAGAACATAAAGACTTACCTATATTTCGGAAAGTACAGCAGTACATAGATGATATGTGGAAATCCTACCAAAATGACGGGGCGGTGTACAACCCGATATCAAACAAACCTTTCACCAAAGAGCTAAAAGAAATGCATCCAGCCAAATTAATGAATTATATGATGCAATCGTTGGAAACCGCAAGAAATATACTTACATTAAAAGATGTATTAAGGTACCTAAAAGATAAGAAAACCAAGATAGTCTTGTATACCTACGACGCATTTTTATTTGACTTTCATAAAGAGGACGGTAAGGAAACATTAGAAGATATTAAAAGAATAATGGAATCGGGTGGCAATTACCCGGTAAAGTTTAAATTTAGTAAGAATTTAGTTTTATAGACAACAAAGATATTTATATATGATAACAGATGTTATGACGTCCCGGTTCGACTACGATATTGAACCATTTTATTTAAATGAAGATATGAGTAACAAATTATTCTGTACCTTCGCTTCTGAAGATACTTTAGACGAAGTATTATCGACAGTACAAGAGAGGTATAAGATTATATATAATAAAATATTCGTTCTATACTCAAAGAGCCAAGACGAATACATATGTACCTATAACGTGGACTTCGGTAACGTCGGTACATTCCTAGATAATACTATCTTAGTGCATCGCAAAAAAGAGTCCAATACTCTTTACACTATTAATGCACTTAATACACTAATCAAACAATTAAACGATGGAGAGTTAGATTCTAACTTCCGTATTAATTGGGCGGACTACAAAAACTGCGTACTTTTAACCAAAGGGCCGGAACTAAAAAGAGTAAATACAAAATTACACAGTATTATTGAAATCTAGTTGGTAGTTTAAGATATTATTCTTATATTAGATAAACGTTATAATTTTAAAATCAGTTATATGGACATTAATGCAATTAAAGCAAAGCTAGAAGCTTTGAACTCTACTAGTCAGGACACAGAAAAAACTGACTATTCAACTATTTTTTGGAAACCCTCATTAGGTAAACAGACAATTCGTATTGTCCCGTCTGCTTATGACCCTGCGTTCCCATTTAAAGAATTAAAATTCCATTACGGAATTGGAAAGTATCCAATGGTAGCTTTATCAAACTTTGGTAAACAAGACCCAATCGAAGAGTTCGTAAAAGAACTTAGGAAGACATCAGATAAAGACAACTGGTCCTTATCAGGTAAATTAAACCCTAAAACTCGTGTTTTCGCTCCTGTTATAGTAAGAGGAGAAGAAGACAAAGGAGTACGTTTATGGGGATTCGGTGTAACAATATACAAAGCATTACTTGCTTTAGCAGAGGATGAAGATATTGGGGACTTCACAGATGTTATGCAAGGATGGGATATGGTGGTAGAACAATCAGCTGGTAACCCTTACCCTGAAACTTCTGTACGTATTAAACCTAAACAAACTACTCTATCAGATAAAAATGAAGAAGTAGATTTGTGGCTGAAGACTCAACCAAACCCAGTAGATGTACATACCCAATATGATTACGACTACATTAAGAAACAACTTCAAGGATACTTAGACCCTTCTTCGATTACAGAAGAGACAACTACTACAGTTACAAAACCGGTAGATAGTAATATTGATACATCATTACCAGAAAGCCTAGGACAAAAAAAGTCTGACTTTAGTCTAGAGACTGCTACTGCTGGAAAACAGGATACAGTTAGCAAATTTGACGACTTATTTAACGAGTAATTATGGCGAAGAAACAGGAAGTACAGGAGGCCGCATCTGCGGCCATCAAGAAGAATTTTAATCTTGGTAATTTTAAAAAAAAGAAAGGCTTTGCAGAAGCATCTGTAAAATTTAAAGAGCAGGGTTGGATACCCCTATCTAAAGCTTTTCAAGATATTACTTCCTTACCCGGTATTCCAACCGGCCACATCACCTTACTACGAGGGCATTCTGACACAGGAAAAACTACTGCTTTATTAGAAGCAGCAGTAAGTGCACAGAAAATGGGTATCTTACCGGTATTTATTATCTCGGAGATGAAATGGTCATGGGAGCATGCAAGGGAGATGGGGCTTCAATTTAATGAAGTTAAAGATGAAAACGGTAAAGTAGTAGATTTTGAAGGACATTTTCTATATGCAGACCGAGGATCTTTAAATACCATTGAAGAAGTAGCTGTACATATGGCTGACTTAATGGATGAGCAGGCTAAAGGTAACTTACCTTTCGATTTATGTTTCTTTTGGGATTCTATCGGTTCTATACCATGTGACCTATCAGTTCGTTCTAATAAGAATAACAATGAATGGAATGCGGGAGCGATGTCCACACAGTTTGGTAATAATTTAAATCAAAAGATTTTATTATCAAGAAAAGAAAACTTTCCCTACACCAATACTCTTGTAGCTATTAATAAAGTATGGACTATGAAACCTGAGCATCCAATGGGACAACCTAAGCTGCAGAATAAAGGAGGAATGTCTATGTGGTACGACGCTACCTTAGTAGTTACCTTCGGTAATATTACAAACCCGGGCACTTCTAAGATTAAAGCAGTTAAAGATGGTTTACAGGTAGAGTTTGCCAAACGTACAAACATCCAGATTGAAAAGAACCACATAGGGGGAGTACAATCTAGAGGGAAAGTAGTAATGACCTCTCATGGATTTATTGAAGATGATAAAAAAGCTATCGATAAGTACAGAGACGCCCATAAAGAGCACTGGTTAAAACTTGTTGGATCAATAGATTTCGACTTAATTGAAGAAGGAGATTTAGAAGAAGAAACAATTACACCAAACCTACTAGACTAATGACGGACTATTCAGATATTCTGAAAAAGTTAAAACAGTCCCCACCCCGAGAGTTAAACGACCATATTTTAGTTATAGATGCTATGAATATGCTAATTCGAAGCTTTTCACTCCTTAAGGCAATGAACCCTTTAGGTCACCATGTAGGCGGTCTAATTGGTTTCCTGCGATCATTAGGATTTGTAACCCGTACTTTTGACCCGACAAGGGTACTTGTAATATGGGACGGAAAAGGAGGTTCTGCTAATAGAAAGAATATAGACCAGAATTATAAAGCCAATCGAGCAACATCTCGAATTACGCACTGGGGACTATACGATACAAAAGCCGAAGAACAGGAAGCATTAATAGCACAACTGTATAGAACACAGGACTACATAGAATGCTTACCAGTTCAGCAGGTTATGATGGAAAAACTTGAAGCAGATGATATTATAGCATATTTAGCAAAAACAGCATCGTCTAATAATAAGAAACTTACCATAATTTCATCAGATAAAGATTTTTTACAGCTTGTAGATGAAAACGTAGAGGTTTATGCTCCGGTTAAGAAACTTCTATTAACAGCTGCTAACATTCAAGGAGAATTACAAGTTCTTCCTGAAAACTATAATGTTATAAAAGCCCTTTTAGGGGACAACTCTGATAATTTAGCAGGAGTAAAAGGTTTGGGGATAAAGACTATAATCTCACAGTTCCCTGACCTGGTAAATGTACCCGGCACAACATTAGAGTATGTGTACGATGTCTGCGCAGCTAAGTTAACAGACCCCAAAGTAAAAAAAATCTTTCCTAAAATTATAAGCGAATGGGATCGTGTGGAAACTAATTTTAAATTAATGGATTTACACATTACAGCGTTGGATCAGAAAGAAAAAGACCATATATTAGAAGTAATAAAGAGCCCAATACCGGCACTACAGGTAGGAGGATTCCTACACTTACTGTACACAGATAAGATTGAAGGTATCACCAAAAATACAGAAGGTTGGTTGGAAAATTTTAGAGGATTAACAATATTTAAATAGGTTATAAAATGACACTTAAATCACTTCAGCAATACGGAAAAGGTTTCCAATTAAAGGTGCTAGGATCTCTACTAACAGACAAAACATTCCTACAGAATACCAGAGATGTATTGACAGATGTCTATTTCGATGCGGATTCACATAAGTGGATTATAAATGAAATTATCAGGTACTTTGATAAATACCATACAGTAGTAACAATGGATGTTCTGAAAGTAGAACTTCAGAAGGTAGAGAATGAAGTACTAGTCGTAGCGTTAAAAGAAGAGCTTAGAAACTCTTACGCAGCATCTCAAGAGGATTTAGAGTATATTCAAGAAGAGTTTTTAGGCTTTTGTAAGAACCAAGAGATGAAAGCTGCAATTTTAGCATCAGCAGACCTTTTAAAAGATGGAGATTTCGACGGGATTAGAAATCAAGTTGAAAAGGCAATGAAAGCTGGGATGGATAAAAACATTGGCCATGAATACAATAAAGATGTAGAGACTCGATACAGAGTTGACTACAGGCCTACTATCCCAACACCTTGGCCTATAATGAATGATGCTATACAGGGAGGATTCGGACCAGGAGATTTAATTATCATGTTTGGTAACCCAGGAGGTGGAAAATCATGGACTATGGTAGCAGCTGGAGCCCACGCTGTAAAACTAGGGTATAATGTTATATATTACACCTTAGAATTAGGAGAAGACTATGTTGGGAAACGATTTGACTGTTATTTTACCGGATATTCTATAGATGAAGTAAACAAACATAGAAAAGAAGTTCAGAAGACAGTAGATGCACTAAAGGGGAAGTTAATTGTTAAAGAATACCCACCAAAGGGAGCAACAGTAAATACTATTAAGTCTCATATACAGAAATGTACCGATATGGGGCATAAACCAGACTTAGTAGTCATTGATTATGTTGATTACCTAAGAGCACCTTCAAGAGGTAAATTCGCCGAAAGAAAAGATGAAATCGATGATGTTTTTATCGCAACTAAAGGATTAGCCAAAGAATTAAAAATACCAATCTTAACACCTTCACAGGTTAACCGTATGGGAGCTAAAGATTCAATAATAGAAGGAGATAAAGCTGCAGGATCGTATGATAAGATGATGGTAGCCGATGTATGTTTATCCTTATCTAGGATGAAAGAAGATAAAGTATTAGGAACTGGTCGAATTCATATTATGAAAAACAGATACGGTATAGACGGAATGACTTACGACATAAACATGGATACCAATAACGGACATATATCATTTAAAGGTAAAACAGACTTAGATGATCTATTAGCAGAAGCCGCTAAACCTAAATACAATCTAACATCAGAAGCGCTACAGAAATTACTATAATAAAGTTATTAAAAAACCAGACAAAAGTAGAATATATATTCTATTTATTAAAACGTCCCCGAGAGATAACCAAGAGGATATTCCCATCTAATTTAACTTCAAATATATAAGTACATATGAGTCTTTTACAGGAACGAATTGTTTACAAGCCCTTTGAATATCCCCAAGCATTCGACTACTGGCTCCGACAGCAACAAGCCCACTGGCTACACACAGAAATACCAATGTCACAAGATGTAACAGACTGGAATTCTAACCTAAAAGATCATGAAAAGAACCTTATTGGGGGAATCTTAAAAGGATTCGCACAAACCGAAACAGTAGTAAATGACTACTGGACTAATTTAGTTACAAAATGGTTTAGAAAACCAGAAGTCATTGCAATGGCGGTAACTTTCGGATCTTTTGAAACAATACACGCAGAAGCTTATTCATTATTAAACGAACAGCTGGGTTTGGATAATTTTGCGGAGTTTATGGAGGATGAAGCTACAATGGCAAAAATTCAACATCTAATGGATGTTAGAGATTCACACGAATCTCCGGATTGGCACCAAAGAGCTGTCTCTCTCGCTATCTTCTCTGCTTTCACAGAAGGAGTTAACTTATTTAGTTCCTTTGCAGTGTTACTTTCATTTAAGATGAGAAACAAACTAAAAGGTGTTGGACAGATAGTAGAATGGTCAGTAAGAGATGAATCTCTACACTCAGAAGCAGGCTGTTGGTTATTTAGAACATTAATGAAAGAACACCCAGAATTTAAAACAGCTAAATTAGAGCAGGATATAAGAGAAGCAGCAACAGCTGCTATAAAACTTGAATATGACTTTATAGACAAAGTCTTTGAAATGGGAGATTTAGAGAATCTTACCAGAGAAGAGCTTAAGAATTTTATTAAACATAGAGTAAACACCAAAATGGGGGACTTAGGACTAAAACCATTAATACCCTCAACAGAAATTGACAAAGGAGCATTAAAGACAATGAAATGGTTTGACGCAGTAATTGCAGGTAAACAGCAAACAGACTTCTTTGCAAGCAGGGTTACAAATTATAGTAAAGGACATATGGATTGGGATTTAGCATTTTAAATATAAAACATGAGCGCAGTAATAAGTACTTCCAATTGGGAAGCAGGAAAAGACTATCCGGAATGGATGAACGAAGTTTCAATAGCAACAATATCAAAAGGGTATTTACTACCAAATGAAACACCAAAATTAGCATACAAGAGAGTAGCTGATACGGTAGCTAAAAGACTAGATCGACCAGATTTAGCACCAAAATTCTTCAGGTATATGTGGAAAGGGTGGTTAAATTTAGCCTCACCTGTTCTATCAAATACAGGAACTGATAAAGGATTACCAATCTCATGTTTCGGAATTGATACCCCCGACTCAATTCGAGGTATTGGCTTGACCAATGCTGAACTCATGAGATTGACTTCCTTAGGAGGTGGAGTTGGTATTGGATTATCTAAAGTTAGAGGTAGAGGTCAAAAAATCGGAACCTTAGAAATGGGACAGTCAGAAGGTGTAATACCTTGGGCTAAGATTTACGATTCTACTATCATAGCAACTAACCAAGGCGCAGTTCGTAGAGGAGCAGCATCAGTTAACCTAGATATAAATCATCCAGACATTAAAGAATTTTTACAAATTAGAAGACCTAAAGGAGATCCTAATAGACAGTGTCTAAACCTACACCAATGCGTTGTAGTGGATGATAGCTTTATGGAGAAACTCGACAGGAGAGTACCGGAGGCAATGGAGACATGGGTAGAGATACTTAAGTCTAGAGTAGAAACAGGAGAACCCTATATTATGTTTAAGGATAACGTTAATAATGACAATCCTCCTGCATATACGAGAAATAACCTTGAAGTTACGATGACAAATATCTGTTCGGAAATTACATTATTTACCGACGAAGAACATTCCTTTATTTGTTGTCTATCCTCAGTAAATTTAACGAAATGGCACGAATGGAAAAATACAGATTTGATAGAAACAGCAATTTATTTCTTAGATGGAGTACTAGAGGAATTTCTAGCAAAGACCTCTGGAAGAGATTCCTTGATAAGATCAGCAAGATCTGCTAAAAAAGGAAGAGCACTTGGATTAGGAGTATTAGGATGGCATACATTTTTACAAAACGAAAGAATACCTTTCAATTCGATAGCAGCAACATCATACACACATCAAATATTCTCGGATATTAAAAATAAAGCAGAAGCAGCTTCAAGAAAACTAGCAGATGAGTATGGAGAGCCGTTATGGTGCAAAGGAACTGGAATGAGAAATAGTCACTTACTGGCTATCGCACCAACAGTATCAAATTCCACTATATCAGGGGGAGTTTCAGCAGGAATTGAACCAGTACCAGCAAACGTTTATACCTTTAACTCAGCAAAAGGAACTTTTATTAGAAAAAATCCAGCATTAGAGTCATATTTAGACGAAAAAGGGCATAATACAGAAGAAGTTTGGGATCAAATCATGAAAGATAGAGGTTCTGTAGCTAATCTACCTGAAGATATTATGACAGTAGAGGATAAAGAGGTATTCTTAACATTTGCTGAAATAAACCAACTTGCTTTGGTAGAACAAGCAGCAGTTAGACAAAAATACATTGATCAAACACAATCTTTAAACTTAGCCTTTGATCCAACAGATAGTCCAAGATTTATCAACCTAGTTCACCAACAAGCTTGGAAGTTAGGAATAAAAACACTATATTACCTAAGAACAGACTCAGTAATAAACGGAGATATAGGATCAAGAACATCTGAAGATTGTTTAAGCTGTGATGGGTAAATTAAATTAATTATTATGTATATACTATATATACTGGTATCTGCTGCACTATTAGGTGTAGTAGTATTCCTTATAATACAAGTAAAAAAACTTAAGAGAGAATTAATACAGCAGCAAGTATCGTTTGATAAACAGAAAAGCAAAATATCTGCTGATGCTAAAAAAAGATCAGGTTCTGTGCAGTGGGGATTAACTATTGAGAATTTTGTACCCTTTATAGATGTTTTCCCTATACCTCCGGAAAATACTCATCATTTAGGTAAACCTATTGATTTTTTAGGCTTTACAGATTTGGATAAACCAGAAACAACTACTGTTCATCTCATTGAGGTAAAAAGTGGGACAGCTTTTTTGAATGGCCATCAAAAAAACATAAAAAAAGCGGTAGAAGACGGTAGAGTAAAGTGGCATGAAGTTAGAGTAAAAGCAAACACAGTTAAGTAACTATTTATACCTATGCCAAAAATTATTACAGTAACAGGAATAGATATAGGATTAAGAACATCAGAAGACTGTTTACCATGTGATGGGTGGATTTTAAAGAAGTTATGAATAAAATAGAAGAAATTTTTAAAGCATAGACTACCCTACATTAATACATAAATCTTACTAAATGATTATAGAATTAAACGATTTTTTAAATACACAAGATTGTGATGCTTTAATTAAATTAATAAAGGCAAATAATCAACCTTCCACTGTAGCTGATGCTACAAAAAAAGCTGTAGTTGATAGTTCAAGAACTTCAACCACTTGTAATTTACCTGCTGATAATGATGTAGTGTTAAGACTAAGTAAAAAAATAGCAAATACTTTAGGAATTAGAACAGCCAAAATAGAAGCATTACAAGGACAATTATATAAAGTAGGACAAGAATTCAAACCCCACTATGACTTCTTTTTAGGCGAACATTATAATCAGCACTGCTTATCATCAGGTAATCGAACGCAAACACTAATGATTTACTTAAATGATGGTTTGGAAGGTGGTGAAACAGAATTTTCTATTTTAAAACAATCGTTTAAACCTACTAAAGGTAAAGCTTTACTATGGAATAACATGATAGACGGTAAAGTAAATAATGATGTATTACATGCAGGAAAACCTATTATAAAAGGAAAAAAATATATTATTACTGCTTGGATTAGAGAAAATGATTGGAACGGCGCAGAAGACAATAGATTAGCACAAGAACATATGGTTAAAAAATCCCACACATTTTCATCAGCATTAGATTTCCCTAAATTAACAAAAAATGGTTTCGAAGTATTTAAATTTGATGATAAACTATTTAATGAATGTGTTGAAGGAATAATAAGTGTAGCCGATAAAAGTTATAAAGAGGAATATGCTGGTAAAGATACTACTCAACCCGGTTCATCAACAATTTATCCTATATGGGAAATACCTAATTTAACAAATAAGATACACGATTACTTATTACCTAAATTAGAAGCTTGGTGTGGTAAAGAATTAGAAAAAACATTCATATATGGGTTTAGAAATTACCATAAAAATAGTAGTTTAATCTTACATACTGATAGAATTGAAACACACCAAATTAGTGCTATAATAATGATGTCAAAAGATTTACGTTGCGGGTGCGGCTATAAAGAATTCGGTGATGACTGGGCACTACAAATAAAAGGACATGACGGCGAAACAAATGAAATATTCTTCGAACCACAAGATATGGTATTTTACGAATCAGCAGTATGTGAGCATGGTAGAATAAAACCATTTGAGGGTAAAGACTATGTTAATTTTTATGTACACTACAAGTTAAAAAACTACTCTTACATTAATGATTAGTATTCCTTGTGCTGTAGCAACAAATCATTTTAAGTGGCAAATAAGTTTATTCGAATTTAACCATTTTAAAGTGTACGGAGAAGATGCTCATAGTAAAGCTATAATTCCTATCGTAAATCGCAATTATAAAAGCGACGCAATAACAACGGAATTAGATTGGGGGCTACGCCTACCACATAAACTAGTAGATAGCGTTTTAGATATGTTTAACTTTACTGAACCTCGATATATAGTTAATAATGTATTCACAGCAGCTTACCAAGTTACAAGAGATGTAGATGATGAAGAATACCTAGAAATAATAGATGCTGATTTATTTCATTTAAAAAAATATGATGGTTACCTTCCTAGTGATAACGAAGTAGTTGTAGACGCTACATACGAAAATTGGCATTTAAAAGTAAACAGCGACAATAGAAATATTATTCACAAATACTTACACCACAATGATTATCAGTACATGAATGGAGGTTTTAATGTTATATTAAAGAAAAAAGTATTTGACAAAATCTACCACGAAGCAGTAGAAACATCAATCAAAGTGAGTGACGAATATCCTAATACTAGCCATAGCTGGTGGGCTTTAATGTATGGGCTTAACGTGGCATGTCACAATAGTAAAATTAAAATGGTAGACGGTAAAAATTGTTATTACCCAAACATAAATGAATTAAAAGAATCACACCACATAGCACATTATAGTTGCGACCCCCTATTCAATAAAAATAAATTTCACGAAATAAAATGGGATAATTTTCCTAATAACAAATTTTACAAGTCAATTACAGAATGGAAACAATATTAGTTTTTATAGCTTGTCGATTAGACAATGACTTACTTAATACGGTAAACGATTTATTAGACAAAGCCAACGAACCAAATAATTTAGACATAGTAATATATAATCAGGACTTCGAAGAAGGTATGTGGCAACAATCACAATTCCCAGATAATGTAACATTAGTAAACGTAAGAGAAGATAAAACACGAAACGTAACTCAAGTTAGGGCACACGCTCATTTATATATAAAACCATCCCACAAATACTACTTATGTATAGATGCTCATACTAGGTTTGATAAGGGGTGGGATAAAATAATGGTAGACGCTGTTGATAATTACGATGGGGATTGCTTAATTACCTGTTACCCTAAAGTGTATACTTCAAAAGATGGTGTAGATACTTATAGCAAGCACAACCAACATATGGTAAACGTTTTAAAAAGTGACATTCATTGTAATTATAAATTTAGATTCACCGCTGAAGCAATCGAAAACAAAGGCGATTACTATAGATCATTAGGTGCCGGTGGATATCACATCAGCGACATATACTGGTTAGCAAATGTAGGTTACGATCCATATGCCGGTTGGCAATTCGAAGAATTAGATATGACATTACGCTCCTACACAAACGGATATGATGTAGTAAATTATAAGGATACTCCCATATATCATCTGTATGACCATTCACAGAGAAAATCTATAAAACAACCCACATTTAATTTTGATATCGATACTAGGGAACGTATATTAAGTAAGCTACATAAACAAAATTCAACGTTTTTAGAGCATAAGTATCAATTAGGTAATAAACGTAGTATATACGATTGGATAGAAGAATACGGCTACGACCTTTTTCCTTTAATGTAATATAGTTATGAGTGAAAGATTATTATAAATAGAATGAAAAGACTAGCCATTATATCTTGTAAAGCCAAGAAAAAAACATATAAATGCGGGTATTGATTTTTCCAATAGAATACTACACCCCAATACTGTGAAAGGCATAAATCCACCCACCACTCTAGAATCCGATAAAGAGTGGAGGACCCACAAATCAAAAACCTTCTCACTTAACTTAGACTGGTCCAAAAATTGGGAAGAAATTAATAAAATTCTCTAAAGAAGTACAGAGTAAAACAGTTGTAAATACACGTAATAGTTCGTATCTTAAAATATATAAAAATAACCTACAGAATATGGCAAACTCATCAAAACAGACATACACACAGTTAATGGAATGGTTAGAAGTTAGGAAACAAAAAACTACCTACTCAACAGTAACACCTTCTATTCAAAGATTTTCAAAAGCAGACACCTATAATAAAGTTAAGAGATAATGAAGGAAATAATTAAGTTCTGGGCCACCTGGTGTGCACCCTGTAAAACATACGCACCAATCTTTGACAGTGTTGCAAAAGAATATGAAGGACAAGTAAAATTTACAACCGTAGATATTGAAACAGATACTAATGGTTTAGCAGCCAAATATAGAGTTAGAAACATACCCCATACCGTATTGATTAGAGAGGACGGAACAAGACTAACAAAAGTGGGGGTTCTATCAAAAGAAGACCTAAAAGAATTAATACTCAGCTAAAAAATCCGTACAATAATATAAATAAAAGCTATAGATATGTTAAGAAAACCTAATTCAATCCCTGCCGGGGATACACTTATTCAAGACCTAGTAATGGAACCTTTCTTTATTGCTAAATCTCAATCAGGAGGTTATACAGTATACGAAAGAGTTACTAAAGGAGAAAAAAGTACGGAGTATATTAAAACCGTATGTTATCCGTCTAATTTTAACCATGCTTTAAAAGTAGTGGCTAACGAAAAACTAAATAATGGGGAAAGTAAAAGCTATACTCTTAAAGAGTATACAGATCGTTGGGAAGATATTCAAAAAGAGATGTTGTCAATGACAACCATTGAGGGATAGAAAATAAAGAAGCGTTCGCCTATACGTTTAAGAATACCTGGCAGTTATAAATTTAAATAAAATGAGTAAAACAAAAAAACATTGCGTGGTTAGCCTTTCAGGAGGAATGGATAGTAGCACTTTACTACTTAGAGCATTAAAAGAATATGATACTGTAACAGGTATTTCATTCGACTACGGTCAAAAACACAGAGTAGAGTTAGAAAGAGCTCAATCATTAGTTAACTATCTAAATGGTAATGTAGAAAGAATAGAACAGGATCAATTAGGGACAATCACAATTGTGGGGTTAAACTACAATACAATTAATTACCGTCAAATTAAACTAGACGGATTAGCAGACTTACTAGATTCAGCTTTAGTAGAAGGAGGTAAAGATGTACCGGAGGGACATTATGAAAATAGCAACATGAAAGAAACTGTTGTTCCTAACCGTAATAAAATATTTGCTTCTATCACCCAAGCAGTAGCATTATCGATAGCAAACCGTACAGGAGAAACCTGTGATATTGCTTTAGGAATTCATGCGGGAGATTTTTCAGTTTACCCAGACTGCAGACAGGAGTTTAGAGATGCAGATGATAAAGCCTTTAGAGAAGGTAACTGGGATGCTGAACGAGTAGGTTATTTTACACCTTACTTACAAGGTATGAAATTAGATATCTTAAAAGACGGTTTAGTTTTATGTGAAGAACTAGGACTAGAATTTGATGAGGTATACAGACGTACAAACACCTCTTACAAACCCTACCCAAGTGGTAATAGCGATTACAAATCAGCTTCTTCAGTAGAACGTATTGAAGCATTTATTGAACTTGGTAGACCTGACCCTGTGCAATATGAAGATGAATCTGGTACTGTATCTTGGGAAGTGGCCCGAGATGCAGTTAAAGAAGTACTTGCACAACACGGTAAGTAGTACAGAAAAAAATTAATTATATTATCTTTTATAGTAGTGTCTAACATGGTGACTTAATTGTACGGTTGATTGTACAGCTACTATATTAAGATAAAAACTAATAGTCATATTTATATATGGACCACCTCAATCAACTTACATATAAAAAATAGAGGGTATTAATAACATAATGATTAAATTAATAGATCTCTTAGAAAATAAAATACTAGTCCCTAGACGTTCCAAAGAAGAACGCTCTAAGAATTATATAATTGCTATTCAAAAGAAAATGCAACAGTATATAAAGGATGGGGGTAAAGGTGATCTTGATTTAAGAAATACCCCAATATCCTCCCTACCTCAAGGCTTAACAGTAGGAGGTTATCTTGATATACATAATACTGCAATAACCTCCCTCCCCCAAGGTTTAACAGTAGGAGATTCTCTTTATTTAGAAGATACCCCAATAACCTACCTACCTTAAGATTTAAAAGTAGGAGGTTATCTTTATTTAAGTAAGACCCCCATCTCTAAAAAATATAGTAAAGAACAAATCGAACAAATGGTACCTGGAGTTAAAGGTACTATTTATATATAAAAAACAACAATATGAAATTTAATTATTCAAAACTCTTAATTGAAAATAAACATTCAATATTAGAAAACGTAAGACAGGCAAAACAATATGTTGAATCCGGTAAACTAACCCAAGAGGAGTTAAAAATATTAACTGATATAGACCCTTCCCCAACACGTAAGTATGTAGGGTGGATAGCAAAACAATGGGCAGAAAAACAAATTACAGATATAGATGATTTAAGAAACACCATTGAAGAGTTCAATACACTCTTAGAAAAAGGTAAAACAAAAACCAAAGATATTTACCAAATTAAATCCTTTAAGGCCCTTCAAGACGAAGTTGACCAAATAAACAACTCAGGAGAAAACATATCTACCCGAGAACTTGAATCCGACTACGATACTGTATTAGAGAATTCAGACCTATTAATAATGTCCCCTCACACCCACGAAGCATCTCGTAAACTTGGATTATCCCAATTTGCATTTAGAGATTGTGGGGATGATGGAAAAGATTCTTCATGGTGTACAACATATAAAGCCCCCGATCACTTTAATGATTATTACTATACAAATAATGTAACTTTTTATTATGTTAAAGTAAAGTCACAGCAAATGATAAATCAACTTCAGGATAAATTTCCAAAAACTTGGAAGAATTTAGTAGTTGTTGCTTTGGCGGTATTAGATAATGGGAAAATTGATGGGTATGATGGAAAAGATAAACAAATTTCAAAGGATAATATAAAAGAATATACTAGTATTATAGGAATTTCATAATGATAAAATTAATAGATCTCTTAGAAAATAAAATACTAGTCCCTAGACGTTCCAAAGAAGAACGCTCTAAGAATTATTTAATTGCTACCCAAAAGAAAATCCAACAATACATTAAGGATGGAAGTAAAGGTGATCTTGATTTAAAGGGTACTCCCATCACTTCTTTACCTCAAGGTTTAACAGTAGGAGATGATCTTTATTTAAGTAATACCCCAATAACCACCCTACCTCAAGGTTTAACAGTAGGAGGTTCTCTTGATTTAAGAAATACTCTAATAACCTCCCTACCTCAAGGTTTAACAGTAGTAGGTTATCTTGATTTAGATAATACCCCAATAACCTCTCTATCACAAGGTTTAACAGTAGGAGGTAGTCTTAATTTAAAAAACACTCCAATAACCTCCCTACCTCAAGATCTAACAGTAGGACGTAATCTTTATTTAAGTAATACCCCAATAACCTCCCTCCCCCAAGGCTTAACAGTAGGAGGTGATCTTTATTTACTTAATACCCCCATCTCTGAAAAATATAGTAAAGAACAAATCAAACAAATGGTACCGGGAGTAAAAGGTAATATTTATATATAATGATAAAATTAATAGACATATTAGAAAATAAAATACTAGTTCCAAGACGTTCCCCTGAGGAACGTTCTAAGAATTATATAATTGCTACTCAAAAGAAGGTACAACAATACATGAAGGATGGAGGTAAAGGTACTCTTGACTTATACGGTACCCCAATAACCTCCCTACCTCAAGGTTTAACAGTA